CATCAGGTACAGCAAAGCTGACTTACTCAGTCGATGGCAAGGCGTTTATTGATGTGCCAAGCACTGACAAGACGGCTACAACTGGGATCACGGTCAGACTGCCAAGCTGCCAAGTGTTAGCGGTTTTAACTGGTGATGCAGAGCTATCAATTAATCGGGCTGATTAACAGGAGTATCTATGACTGGGAAAAAGGCAGGAAGACCAAAAGTCAAACTGTCCGACCTTCCTGATAATTGGGAGTCTGACATGATATCTCTTTATTCTGAGGGCGCTAGTGATATCGAGGTTAAAGCCACTGTTTTAGACTGCATGTCCGATGACTTATGGTATCGCCTTATAGATGAGGAGCCAATATTTTCGGGTGCCGTAAAAAAGGGCAAGGCAATAAGTCATGCTTGGTGGGAGAGAAGAGGGCGTAATGCGCTAGAGAACAAAGATTTCTCATACACCGGCTGGTACATGAATATGAAAAACCGTTTCAAGTGGTCGGACAAGCAAGAGATCACAGGTGCCGATGGCGGAGCAATCAAAACAGATAACACTTGGACGATTAAGGTGGTCGAATAGATGCCGGAAATGCAGGTGCCAAAAAAGCTATTGCCATTCATCACAAAGAAGAAGCGCTTTAAGATAGCTATTGGTGGCCGTGGCTCTGGTAAATCAATGACGTTTGCTGATATTTGTTTGATGGATGCGCAGACCAAGGGCATTAAAACAGCTTGCTTTCGTGAGTTTCAGAATTCCATTGATGACTCGGTGCTAGCTTTGTTGTCTTCTGAGGTTGTAAGACTTGAGCTTCAAGGATTTGAATGTCAGCAGTCTAAGATAATATTCAATAATGAAGAAGCGTTTAAGTTTCGCGGCCTTGCTCGTAACCCTGAAGGCGTAAAGTCTATGCACGGCTTTAAGCGGTTTTGGGTTGAGGAAGCACAAACAGTATCATTCAACTCTTTGAAGGCATTAACACCAACGCTACGAGAGGAAGGGTCTGAAATATGGATGAGTGCAAACCCGCTATCAAGTGCAGACCCTTTTAGTCAGCGATTCATAAAACCATTCGAGAAAGAGTTATTACGTGATGGCTTTTATGAAGACGACCTACATTTAATTGTTTGGATAAACTACAGCGATAACAGCTTATTCCCAGCAGTACTAGAGCAAGAGCGTAAACATGATGAAGAGAATCTGAGTCGAGCGCTATATAATCATATCTGGCTAGGTCACTTCTATGATGAGGTGGAGAATACAATAATCCCTGTTGAGTGGTTTGATGCTGCAATAGACGCTCATGCTAAGCTAGGATTTAAGCCAGAAGGAGCGCTGATAGCTGCGCACGATCCAAGCGATGAAGGTGCGGATAGTAAGGGTTATTCTTTAAGGCATGGCTCAGTGCTGATTGATATATGCGAGAATACAACAGGCGATAGCAACGAAGGAATGGATTGGGCTATTGGCAAGTCAGTTGCGGCTAATGCGGATTGGTTTGTATGGGACTGCGATGGGTTAGGTATAAGTTTAAAGCGTCAAGTAGACCAAGCGCTAAACGGAAAGAAAATAGATTACTTTATGTTCCGTGGTAGCGAGTCTCCAGAAGATGCTGACGCGGTTTATATTGACTCAAGCGATAATGATACTAAGAAGCGAAAGACGAACAGAGAAACGTTTACCAATAGGCGCGCACAGTACTATTGGAAGTTAAGAGATAGGTTTTACGCAACCTATAGAGCGGTGACAAAGGGTGAGTATATAAGCCCTGACGAAATGATAAGCCTTTCTTCTGAAATTGGCTGCATTGATCAGTTAAGAGCTGAGGTGTGTAGAATACCTCTGAAACGTAATAACAATGGTAAAATACAGATCATGAGCAAGCTTGACATGAGCAAGAAGCCATACGAACTACCATCACCAAACATGGCAGACTCTCTTATGATGTGTATGTACGCACCAAAACCGAAAACCAAATTCAAGAAAGTTAAATCGTCTGGATGGGGGTAATATTAGATAAATGCGGAGCTAAGCTGCAAACAAAGCTCCGCTATCAAATTATTAATTTAGGTAATAAAATGACAGAATCAATGTTAACACAAAAGCTATTAAATGAACTATTAGATTACAACCCAGAGACAGGTATACTGAAATGGAAAAGCCGGGGAATACCGCAATGGGACGCCGTCTATTCTGGTGAGAATGCTGGGACAATTGAATTCGGGTATATCAGGGTTAGTATAAATAAAAAGGTTTATAGGGCACACAGGGTAATTTGGATAATGGTTACAGGTGAGATACCGTCAAGTATAGATCATATAAATCATAATAGGTCTGATAACAGAATAATAAATCTAAGACATGTAAGCGTTAAAGAAAATTCAAAAAACCTTAGCGTAAGTAAGAGAAATAAGACTGGAGTAACGGGCGTTTCGTTTAATAAGGTGCACAATAAGTGGCAAGTAAACATAAGCATTTGCAAGGTTAACACTTATCTCGGCAGGACTTTAGATTTTTTTGAGGCATGCTGCATGCGGAAATCTGCAGAAATTAGACACGGCTACCATGCCAATCACGGGAGGGCTATTTAATGCCAGACTTTAATGACCATAATTATGTATTAGACCTGCTAACGACTTGCCAGGATGCAGACAAAGACAACCGGCAGAAGGCGAGAGAGGCGCATCTATTTCTTGATAAGCGAGATGGTCAGTGGGAGCCTTTTTGGTGGAATGCTAGCGACGGAAAGCCGCGCTATACGTTTGATCAGGCTAATCCCATCGTTGATCAAATCGCAGGTGAAATGCAACAAGCTGATTTTGATATAAGGGTTAAGCCAGCCGGTGGATCTGCAACTAAAGATGTCGCAGCTACACTTGACGGGCTGATCAGAAACATCGAGAACATAAGTAATGCCAAGCATGTTTACAATCTGGCAGGGCGCTCAATGGTTACTGGTGGTATCGATGGCTGGGAGGTTGTTCAGAAGTTTGTTGACGATGATAGCTTTGATCAGGATTTAATGATTGAGCCGGTTGGCAATTTCATTGATCGAGTATGGTTTGATATTGATTCAGAGCGGCAAGATAGAAGCGACTCTAAGTACGCGTTCAAATTAGCTGCATTAAGCCCTGAGAAATACAAAGAGATGTTCCCAGATGGCAGCGGTCAGTCTGTGAGTGATGACCGTCATGCTGATGCATATTGGCAGAAAGCCGAAATGATTGTGGTCGGTCAGCTATATAGAATTAAGCAGACAAAAAGAACGCTAGTGTTAATGAGTAACGGCGCTGTTTATGAAGATAACGACGACTTTAAAAAGGTAGCTGATGAGCTTGCTGCCATAGGTGTAACTGAAAAGAACAGGCGAACCAGACCAAAGAATACTGTGTGGGTTCGTAAGTTTGATGGGTCAGACTGGCTAGAAGAAGAAAAAGAAACGGTATTTAGCTATATACCACTCATTCCAACTTATGCAAACTTTAAGATATTCGAGAATAAAACTATCTACTGGGGTGCAGTTGAGAAGATCCTTGACCCTTGTCGCGTGTTTAACTATGCAAAATCAAGAGAGATCGAAGAAGGCTCGCTTGCTCCGCGTGCTAAATGGTGGCTAACAGAGAAGCAGGCTATCGGACACCAGGATGAGCTGGCCACACTAAACACTAATTCAGAAGCGTATCAACTTTATAATGCGGACCCTGAAGCACCTGGCGCACCGATGCAAAACGGCGGAGCGGTAATCAATCAAGGTCTTGTAACGCTTGCTGAGTCAATGCGTACCTTGGTAGGACAACAAGCAGGACTATTCGCAGCTAATATGGGCGATAATCCTGGCTTGCAATCTGGTGTAGCTATCGAGAAGCTGCAAAACAAGGGTGATACTGGGACGATTAAGTATTTTTCATCTCAAGAAGTCGCTATCTGTCACACAGCTAGAATATTGGTTGACGCAATCCCAGCGGTATATGAGGGCGAGCGACAGGTTAGAATTCTAAAAGAAGATGCAAGTTTTGACATGGTAATGCTAAATCAGCAGGTTCAAGATCAACAAACTGGCGAAATGGTTACGTTGAATGATCTTAGTCAAGGAAAGTATGATGTAACTTGCTCCGCAGGCCCGTCATTCCAGAATCGGCAGCAAGAGACAGTCGCAGCTATTACAGAAATGGCACAGGTAGATCCATCTATCATCCAGCTCGGCGGTGATGTTCTGCTCAGTAACGTTACAGCACCTGGCATGGATTTAATTGCAGAGCGTAAGCGTGAAGAGTTGTTTAAAGCCGGATTGATACCTCAAGAACAAATGTCTGACGAAGAACTGCAACAGATGCAGGCGGCAGCACAACAAGAGCAGCAGCCAGACCCGAACATGCTGATTGGTCAAGCTGAAATGCTAAAAGCTCAAACAGCAGCACAGCAACAAGAGATCGATGCAAGGCTCAAGATGCGCGATCAAGATATCAAGCTAAAAGAGCTTGAGACTAGAGAGACAGGAGGCTTGATTAGCGCAAGACAGAAAGAGCAAGAGTTTGATTTGAAGCTTGAGAAAATGCAACAAGACTTAATATTGGCTATGAGTGAGCAGCAGCGTAAGCAAAACGAAACAATGGTTAATGCTTTAAATACCCAAGCTGA